GCCTTGTGACGGTTATCCACAACTTTAATCGCTGTGGGCAGGTCGAGGTTCTTCCGGTATTCCACCATGACCTCCGCAGAACTTTCCATAGCGTCGATTGCAGTAACATCGGACACGATGCCATCCACAAACGCCTTTGCCTGTTTTTTCAGGGCAGTGACGCTGTCGCTCATGTTGACTTTCGGCCGGTAGGTCAAGTCATCCATCCAGTCAATACCCGCAGCCGCCACCAACTCGTTGTAATACTCCTGAACAACATCCGTCTTCTGCGCCACGATGCCGGAAGTAACGTCCGTGATTTTACGCTTCAGTTCTGTGTCTGCGGTCTGGAACGGCACCGTCACACACTCACGATAAACCTTTTCAAACTCGGTATACGGTTCAAGGATTTTTTCCTTGACAGCAATGCGCTGGGCTTCGTATTCCTTGAATTCCTTGGTCAGCTGTGCGCGAGCATCCTTGACGCTTTTATAAGTCTGCTCTGTGCAGACCAGCGAGAGCGCGTCAGCCGTGCGCTGCTCGATGTCAGCTTTTACGCTGTGCAGCCGCTCAACGATGATAGGCAACTGCTGCAGTTCGATAACCTGCAATGCGGTTTCCTGTGCCATGTGGCATCCTCCTTTTACTTTCCAAAAATGATGGTTTTCCCAGTGTCCTTATTCAGGAGCACCATGCCGTTCGGGATATCCCGAACCCAGAGATATGCGGTGCAGTCCCAACCGGCAGCAGAGAGGGCTTCTTTCTGGCGGCGGGTCAGCTTTCTACCTCTTACTTTCAAAAGATCACCTCCTCGTTCCAACGCTTCAACAGCGAGGGCTGCATGGTGATGATCTTGTAGCCGGTGGCTTCCAGTTCAGTACTGCGATCATAGCTCTGCACGTCCTGCGCGTGCCGTGTGACGGCGTTTGCCAGACCATAGAGGGAAAGGTCACCGCCTGCGATAAGATGCCCCAGAATGCCCTCGCTCTCGTTCTGGCGGATATTGAACTCCTTGGCCGCAAGCTCAACCACCTTGGGAGCCGCCGCCGGGAGAATGGGCGCTTCCTTGGCATCCCGGAGTTTCTGTACCAGTGCATTGAACCGGGCTTCATCGACCGCCGCCCGAACGGTGTCCTCAATCTTCATCAGGAACGCCCGGTCATCGGCTTCGATGGTCTCATCCCGGAAAATCCCGAAATCGCCATCCACGCTTTCATTGATGCGTCCAACGTGGCGCTTGCCAACGCCCACATCAGCCACCATGCCATTGGTGCAGACAAGGCGGTAAATCAGCGGCTTTACGGAAACGCTGCCCATGCCGACCTCAGAATTGGAAATCAGGATGCCGGCCTGAACAATGTCACCCGGCACAACCTCGGTCTGGATTCGCTCATTGACAACTTTGATGTACATGCGGGTATCGGTCAGCTCACAGCTTTCAATGCGGGCTCCCTGCATTTCAGAGATAATCGGCAGGACCGTCTGGGCGACCTCGTAATTGTCGATGCGGCGGTAGCGGTCGGAGAGGATGGCGCGGGCGGTTCCGTCGAGGGTACGCACCATGCGGCGGGTGTCCGGGGACTGCCGGAACCAGCCATTGACGTTTGCCATCAGCAAGCCGGGGTTCTCTGCCCGCATCCGCTCATAGTAGGGTGCCGGAATTTTCAGCTGCAATCCCAACTGGCGGTGGGCATTCTCGTTCAGCTGGAACGGGGTGTTGCCGATCACGAGGTCAAAGTTCTCGTTGACGGCGGTCATCTGCATAGCACCCGCCGTGGCAACGTAGTCCTTTTTGACCTTGGCTTGCCGATCGAGTTCAATCGCCAATTCCTGCAAACTTCTTCCATATTTCATAGGGTTACTCCTTTTCCGGGAAGCACTCGTTGACTTCCCATGCGTCTGCGGCCTCTATGCAGCGGTCGCAGCCTACGATTGTTCCATCCTCGGCGCGATAGATGGTATCGCACCGCTGGTGGCAGTTGGGGCACACAGGAGGGTCAGGGTAGCCAGCCTCCGCATCAGTCCTCGGATACAGCATCCAGCACCTCCCGGAGCTTGCGACCCATCCAGCGGCCTACGCCGTCGAACGTGCCGTTGCTGTCCAGCCAGACAAACACGGCCGCAACGACGGCAGTCAAAACAAACTGCGCCGCCGGGGCACGAGCTGCTGCCTGTTCAGCGGTGAGGCCGTACACGGTCATCAGGATCTTAATCACGTCTTGTTCTCCCCTTTCTTTCTTTGCTGGTAGGCCTCCCATGCGGCATCCAGCTTGGCTTCTCCGTCCGGCATGGCCATGATTTTGAGGTAGAGCCTCTTGCAGCCCCGCGCCAGCCGGGCGGTATCTTCGGGGCTGATTTCATCCAAGTGGATGTGTGGAACGCTATCCATGTAAACCTCCGTTGTTCAGTTTAACTGAACTCACAGGGCAAAAAAATAGTCTGGGATATCCGACACTTCGATTTTTAGTGCCTGACACGCAGCTTCGATTTCGTCCTGTTTCCAGTCAACCTTACCGTTGAGTTTGAGAGATGTGGTGCGGTCCGACCATCCCATACTCTTGCCAAATGCCCCTCTGGTTCCGAAAATCTCAACGATTCGGCCCAGCAGCTTGTTATAGCTTCTCTGCATCGTTTTCACCTCTTTTCCGTTCGGTTCAGTTTAACTGAACTGTTCACACTTTACCACAACGATTTCTCCTTGTCAATACAAAAATTCACTTTTTTTGAACTTTTTGGCTGGAATACTTGAACTTTTATTTATACCATGATATGATGTAACCATACTGGAGGTGAACCAAATGAAGCCATCAACGACCGCAGAACGTCTGCAAGAAGCTATGAATATCAGAGGTCTGAAACAGGTTGATGTTTTGAGGCTTGCAGAGCCGTACTGCCGCGCTTACGGTGTCAATCTTGGAAAAACCGCTTTGACCCAATATGTTTCAGGGAAAATCATTCCTCGGCAAGATAAGCTAACCATCTTGGGATTAGCCCTTGATGTTTCAGAGGTATGGCTGATGGGCTACGATGTTCCCATGGAAAGAAAAACTGCGCCCATCCCCATGGAAGAGGATGAGCGCAGTAAAGAGTTCGTCGAACTATTTAATCAGCTCAGCACCGAGCAGAAAAAGGCCGTTCTTTATGTTATGAAAGGCTTTTTAGAAAAGCAATGACACGTTCTTGATCTTCTGCTGACAGATGCAAGAACAGTTCAAGTGCCAGCATGGCGCGAAGCTGCTCTCGGACATCATCGGAATCGATGGAAACGTCCATAATATTCCGCTCCTTTCTGTAAAATTACTGCCAGCAGTTTATCTGATTATACCAGAATAGCACATGGTTTTCAGCCGTTTGTAAAATAATGCCAGAATGCGAGGGATAATTATGTTTTTGACTACAACTGACAACATACAAGGCAAAAATGTAACGGAATATTTGGGTATCGTAGCTTCTGTCATTCTGACCGTTATGCCTGGCGGCAACAAGATGATGGGTGTTTCTCTATGAATCTGAAAGAAATCGCATCGCGCTTGCAGGAATTTAAGAGTGTTTGTGTGACCGGGAATCCAGTCATGCTGAGAAATAGAACAGATTTTCTTGATATTATTTCTGCGTATGGCTTGACTATGGACATGAACGTGTCAAAAAAGACAGGTCTTTTGATTGTGTGCAGCGACTCAATGCAAAAGAAAATCGACAGAGCGGATGCCCTGAATATTCCAATCGTTTCGGAGCAGCAATGGTTTGAACTCATGCCGGAACTTGAGGCCGCTGGAATGTGGAACGGAAAGCCAATTTCATTCGCGGATGACGATGGTATCTACCGTTTTGATGTGGGTGGTGATGGATAATGGCAAAAAAGAAGAAGCCCGCCGGGGGCATTGCCGTCATCTATGCCCGCTACTCGTCCCATAACCAAAGGGATGTTTCCATTGAGCAGCAGATCGAGGCGTGCCGGAAGCACGCTGCAGAACTCGGTCTGACCATTATTGCCACCTATGAAGACCGGGCGATCAGCGGTCGCACCGATAACCGCCCGGCATTCCAGCGCTTGATGCACGATGCTGAAAAAGGCAAATTCAGCTATGTGTTGGCGTGGAAGTCCAACCGCATGGGACGGAACATGATGCAGGCAATGGTGAACGAATCCCGCCTGATGGACTGCGGCATAAAAGTCTACTATGCCGAGGAAGATTTTGACGATTCAGCCGCTGGGCGGTTTGCCCTGCGCAGCATGATGAATGTCAATCAGTTCTATTCGGACAACCTCGCTGAAGACGTACGCCGCGGTCTGATGGATAATGCCAACAAGTGCATGGTCAATGGTCGGCAGCCTCTGGGCTACAAGCGGGGTAAGGATGGCAAGGTCGTGGTGGATGAGCCAGCGGCTGCCATCGTCCGGGAGGTCTATACTCGTGTCGCTTCCGGCGAGTTATTCACGGACATTGCCCGTGATCTGAACCGCCGGGGCATAAAAACGGCTGATAAAGGCGAATGGAATAAGAACAGCTTTCACAGGCTGTGTTCCAACGAGAAATACCGTGGCATCTACATATACGGCGATGTTCGCATCGAGGGCGGCATCCCGACCATCATTGATGATCCCCTGTGGTACAAGGTACAGGAGGCGCTACGAGTGAAAAAACTGAAAAGGAATGGCCGTCACCGTCCCGGCGATGAGGACTATCTTTTGACCGGAAAACTCCGGTGTGGAAAGTGCGGTGGCTACATGATTGGAATGTCCGGCAGATCAAAGACCGGAGATATCCACTACTATTACGCTTGTCAGAACAGGCGTGTCGGGCGCACCTGTGACAAGAAGAATATCCGCCGGGATGTTATCGAGCCAGCGGTAGCACAGGCCATCAAGGAATACTGTCTGACCGATGATGCCATCGAATGGATTGCCGATAAAACTGTGGAATACTGGGAGAAGGCAGACAGGAATCTCCAGCTTGATTCCATCGAGGGCGATCTGGCAGCCGTGCAGTCGTCTATCTCGAACGTGATGAAAGCCATCGAGATGGGTGTGGTCACAGAAACAACTCGTGACAGGCTCATAGAATTGGAAAAGCAGCGTACCGACTTGAAGTCAAAGCTGGCACTTGCCAAAGAGGAAGTTGTCCATGTTGACCGTAAAAAACTGATTTCCAGCCTGCTGCTTTTCAGAAACGGCGACATCCACGACCGCCAATATCAGGAAGACCTTTTCAAGACATTCCTGATATCCGTGTATGTCTACGATGACGATGACAATGGGCACTTAAAGATTGTATTTAACGCTTTCGGAGATAACAACACCGTTGATTTGCCTATTGATTTTGGTGAAACTGATAATCAATCAGCATTTTCCGATGGAGTGGAAAAGTTCGATTAT